CTGCTGCCGCCTCGTCGGCCTCGCCTTCCTATACGTGCAGTGTGCTGGTGACCGAGTGGACCCCAGTGAACGGTGCAGTTGGCGAATTGAACACCGCTGACGTCACCTTCCCAATCTCTGGCGCAATCACCAAGGCAATCGCCTAATCACATCAACCCTTACCTGCGGAGGTAGATAATGAAACTAGGTCTTTTAGTCCAGGACCATCTTGGCAAACAGCGACTTGCTGTCGTTCAATACGCAGACTTCTGCGCCTTTGAAGAAGTCCACAACTGTTCAATGGCCAAGATTGAGGCCGACATGAAAGTTCGTGACTTGGGCTGGTTGGCTTGGCACTGTGAGAAACGAAACAAGGTTCACAGTTTGTCGTTTGAAGATTGGCGCGAGGGTGTGGCGATGGTGAGTCTCGGCGAATCGGAGGATAATAAGTTACTCCCTTTGGAGAACAGTCAGCCCACTGGCTGATCGCCTACCTGGCGATTGAGACGGGCATCGCCCCGTCAGTGTTGCTGACTGAAAGCCCTCGAATGCTTTACACGATGTTTGCGTATCTGCGTTGGAAGCACGTCAAGCAGAATCCGAATACCACCTACACTCGTTGACATGGCTACCCCGTTCCGGCTCAAAACTTCTACCGGTCAACGAAGTCCTGGGTCAGACATTGTCTTTGTCATCAACTACGACGAGTTGTTGAAGGAACTGAAAGACCTGTCTCAGAAGAGTCCTCTGTTCGCCAAGGAAATGAAGAAGGCATCTCAGGCCATAGCGCAAGAAATAGTTGACCGTGCGAAGGTCAACGCAAACGCGCAGCCACCACACGGCAAACCACGGAACGGTTCATCCGGCCACTCGCAAGCCAGTCAAGTAGTGAGAGGTTTGCGTGCTCGACGAGACCGACTGCCGACTATCAAACTTGACCACAACAAGGCGTTCGTATCCAAGTCTCGGTCAAACAAAACCCGTGGATTGGGCCGTCAAGGACCAGGGCTTGCTTCGGCTGGCATCAAAGGCTTTGATCGGAAAGTCACCTACGGCGACGTGTTCTTCGGTGCCGAGTTCGGTGGTCGTCGTCGTAAGACCACCCAACAGTTCTTGCGCCATCGTGGTCGCCAGGGCTACTTCTTCTGGCAGGCCGTCCGGGATTCAAGGTCGTACATTGCCAAGGAATATGTGCAGGCTATTGACGATGTCGTGGCAATGCTTGGAATCGGGAAGCCTGCCCGCTAGGGTTGAGGTAGACAACAGAGGAGCCCGCCATGCTCGACAACATTCGTGCAGTCAGATTTGACTACGTCAAGTCAGTCATCCCCAAACCGCTTGCTACGTCATGGGAGCAGCTGTCCACGCTGCTGATGGTCAGCAAAGAGAACAAACAGAAAGACCGTCGTGCCCTATGGTCGCCCGTCATCTACACACCTGGCACAACCCGAGGCAACGCCAACGTCGCAGCAGTCACCTGCCTAGTCGTTGACATGGACGGTGAAGCGTTTGACCACGCCCGACTGGACGGCTTGGAGTATCACGCCTACACCACCTGGTCGCATCGACCGAACGATCCACACTGGCACCTCGTTCTACCTTTGAGCAAACCAGTGGCCGCTGCCCAATGGGCACATGTGTGGACGAGGTTGCACGAAAGAATCAACATCGTTGGTGACCCAGCCACCAAAGACCCGGCACGCATCTTCTACTTGCCTCAACATGCGCCAGGCATGTTTCCCGCTCGACTGATTCAACACGGACAAAGACTTGACCCAGAGGTCTTTGATGACTTTGAGTTGCCTTCAACCTTTGAAGCCCCAAGCATCGAGCAGGTCAAGGCACGTCACGGCAACACGAAGCGTGTGAAGGTTGCGATGCCTGACGCAGTAAATCCTTCATGGTGGACGACACCATCACCAGACAACCGCTATGAGGGATTGTCTGAGCAGGAAGCATTGGAGAAGTTCTCTGAGCGTTGGCAGGAGATGAGAAAAGTGCTACTCAACAACTGAGTAGAATCGGTCGTTATGGCCGTTGACCGCTCATTCATCGTCAAGCTGTTCGCCGACACATCGGCCCTTGAAAAAGCGTTCGGTGAAACAGGTCGGATTGCTGCTGACGCTTTCAGCGATGCCAATAAGAAAGTCAACGAACTTGTCCCTGGCTTCCAAAAGATTGCCCTGGCTTCAGCAGCAGCCTTTGCGGGTCTAACCGCCTTTGCAACTGGGGCAGCCAAAGCTGCGATTGAAGATGAAGCCGAACAAGCCAGGCTGGCAAAGACCTTGCAGAACGTGGTCGGTGCTACGACTGATGCTGTTGACCAGACTGAGCAGTTCATCAAGGCTCAGTCACGGTTGACGGGGTTCACGGACAGCGAACTTCGTCCGTCGATTGAGAGCTTGGTTCGGGCCACCGGTGATCTTGGCAAGGCTCAACAGCAGGTAGTTCTTGCGCAAAACATTGCCGCCGCTACAGGAGCACCGTTGGTTGAGGTTGCGAATGCGTTGGCCCGTGCGAATGTTGACAACTTCAAGTCATTGGTTGCGTTGGTTCCTGCGTTGCGTGACAACGTCAAAGAGGGCCAATCGTTGGATCAGGTCTTTGGCGAGTTGACTTCTACGTTCTCTGGTTCGGCTGCGGCTGCTGCCGGTACGACTGCTGGTCAGATGAAGATTCTTCGCAACAGTATTGATGAGGCGAAGGAGTCGATTGGTGCAGCGTTCATACCCGCAATCACGGCAATGATTGGACCGCTGACCGCGTTGGCTCAACTGGTTGAGGACAACTCGATTATGTTCTCAACGGCTTTGATTGCGCTCATTGCCTTCACTGGGATGTTGACCCTTGGCGGTCTTGCCATGAAGGGCTATGCGGTTGCGGCTGGTATCGCAGCAGTTGCCACGAAAGCGTTTGACACGACCATCAAGACTTCGGCGATTGCCGGGTTCCTTATCGGATTCAGTGCTCTTGTGGCAGCGACTGCGATGTTGGCACAACACATGTTCAAAGCCGAAGCAGCAACGAAGAAACTGAGCTACGCTGTTGCTGATTCTGATGGCATCGTTCGAGTGGGAGCAAAAAGTTACATCTATCTGACCGGCAAAGTGCTGGTACTCAACTCCAGCCTGTCCAGAACAGTCAACTTGCTGTACACGCAAACGAGTCGCCTAGAAGCTCTGGCTCGTTCGTACGGTATCACCACATTCAAGACAGGTCAGTTCGATGAGAAGACTGGTGGTGCAGCCAAGACGGTGCAAACCGCCAAAGAAAAGGTTGCCCAGTACACGCAGGTGTTGAAGTCTGCGCAGGGTGCATCTGACGCTTATGGTGCTGCCCAAAAACGTGTATCCAACGCCAACATCTCGGTTGCCGAAGCCAATCAGGCATTGATTGACGCAAACGAAGCATTGCTGAAGGCTCAGCAGGGCGGGTCCGCTCAAGACATCGCAAAGGCTCAACGTGAAGTTGCGGCCGCTGAGCGCACGGTAGCTCGTTCAAAGTTTTCGCATGAAGAATCAATCATTGCGGTTCGTGATGCCGAACGCAAACTTGCAGAAGTTCGTGGGGACCCGACGGCTACGGCAGATGAGATTCGTCGAGCAGAGATTGATTTGGCTGAAGCCAAGTTCAATGTTGCAGATTCCGAAGATCGGCAGATTGCAACCGCTGAAGGATTGTCTGAGGCTCGTCGTCAACTACGGATTGCAACGTCTGGTTTGATTGAAGGCGACAAGGAACTCATACCTTTACAAGAAGCAATTGCCTCTGCTTACAAGGGTCAAAAGATTGCCTCCGATGAATACACAGAAGCCATCGCAGCCCAGACGAAAGCCTTGGACGAATACAAAGAGGCAATCCAAGCGTTGGCTGATGCCGCCAAGTTGTTCCCGAAGATTGCTGGGAATCGTCCAGCGACCGGTTTGATTCCGATGCCTGCAACAATGACTCCAATACCATCCAGTGGTGCTGGTGCTGCCCCGACTCAGACTGAAATCAACATGTATGTTGGCAATGGTGTGGTGAATGGGGCTGCGGTGGGTCAGGAAATCTTGGAGTATTTGCGTGATTATGAGCGTGTCAACGGTCCGTTGAATCTGAACCTGTAGCTATGGCCAAGACGATGCCGTGGGGCGAGGTCCTCAAAGTTGAGTTGGATGTCGGATACGTCGCCAATGCGTTCACGTTGGATTCATCCACGTTGGATGGTCCCGAAGTCTTGGATGGTTCGAGCGACTTCGTAGACATCACCGAGTATGTGACGAGTGTGAGTATCACTCGTGGTCGACCAGATCAGTTGCAGACGTTCGGCCCAGGTATTTGCAGCATCGTTGCTGATGACCGTGCAGCGAGCCGTCAGTTCGACCCGGCGAACACCGCCTCACCCTGGTACCTGAACGACCTCGGCATCGCACCACGACGCTTCATGCAGGTGTATGCAGGTACGGCTGGGAACGAGCCGTTGTGGTACGGCCGTGTCAACGACTTGGATATTGAGTATTCGCAGCCGAACATTTCGTTCGTCTCCATTTCGGGTGTAGATGATTTGGCGGACTTCGCCAAGAGTGACCTGCTCGCCTTCACCCCGGCACAGACCACCCCGCAGGGTCGGTTCGGGGAGATTCTGAATCGTCCCGAAGTGGCGTACTCGACTGCCACCCGAAGTTTGTCGACTGCGTGTGTGGCGACGTTGGGAACGGTGGCGTATGCCGACAACGTGAATGCGAAGTCTGCGTTGGATGCTGTCGCCCAGGCTGAAGACGGACGGTTCTTTGTGTCGAAGGATCCGACGGTTGGTGTGGTGTTGCAGCCTCGTATCTCGTTCTCATTTGATACGCCGACGTTGACGTTCTCGGATGTGGCTGGGACTGCTATCCCGTATCAGAACTTGTCGGTCGGGTTTGGTGCTGAGACGCTCATCAACCGGGTGCAGGTTGGGGTGCAAGGTTTGTCGGTTGCGACTGCGGTGGGGACTGCGTCGATTGCCCAGTATGGGGTGTCGTCGTTGGCGTTGAACGATGTGCCGTTGTCGTCTACGGCTCAGGGTACGGCACTCGCCTCGAACCTGTTGGCGAAGTATGAGGAGCCGGTGTCGCGGTTCAATCAGATTGAGATTCTGTTGAACGGGTTGACTGGGGCTCAGCAGGAGTCATTGGCCGAGTTGGAGATAGGTGACGTTATCGCAGTCACGAAAACGTATGCGGTGGGGTCTCCAGCAACCGTCACCCAAAACGTGTTCATCGAGCGCATCCAACATCAGATCAACCCGCAGGTTCATCGCATGGTGTTGGGGTTGGGTCAGGCGCAGCTGCTCACCCAGTTCATTTTGGACACCAGTGAACTTGACGACGCAACTGTTGGGCTAGGATAAGCCCGTGGCCAAACAGACTTTCACAACAGGGCAGGTGCTCACCGCTGCACAGCTGACAACTTTGCAGACCAACGACTTCAACTTGTCCGTCTCAACACAAACCGCCAACTACACACTTGCTGCTGCCGACAAAGGCACACGCGAAGTGATGAACATGAGTGCTGCCGGAACCGTCACGGTGCCGAACTCGACGTTTGATGCTGGTGATGCGGTGTGGTTGCATTCGATTGGTTCTGGCACGATCAGCGTTGTCGCTGGTGCTGGTGTCACGTTGAACTCTTCTGCTGGTACGGCTCCGACGTTGGCGCAATGGGAGGGCGGTGTCGTCTATTTCACCAGCGCGTCAGCAGCCATATTTTTTCGCGGTGGCGGCAATAATTACGGTGTAGCCACAGGTGGCACGTCGAGCAGTATCACAGTTGGTGGTCAGAACTACACGCTCCTTAGTTTCACTAGCACAGGCACGTTGACCGTTACAAAGGCGGGCCTATTTGACGTTTACGCTTTTGGGGCGGGCGCATCGGGCGGATCTGTTCCAGTTACTAGCCGAGCGGGTGCAGGTGGTGGCGCAGGTGGCGGCGTATCGTCA